GAACCCGGAAAATCCAGGGTGGTTAGCCACCTCTGAAAAATACCGGGTCCCTTCCGCATTAGGTAAGAATCTTACCCAACTTGTGGCTGATTACTTTCAAATAGATGATGTTTCTTTGAAACCCAAATATTATCAAGTAATCAATACCATATTGAACATTGTTCGTATGATAGAGGGCCTTGTAGACGCTGATTTACAATCAGTAACTGACAAAGCCATGCCAATTGATCAAGATCTTCTTGATGAATTCACTGACTATGTCAATGAATCATTGGAAAATATTAAACCTATTGATAATAATATCAACTTGTTTAATATCCGTTTTAATTTAAAGAAAAACGGACCAAATGGAAAACCCAAAATTGAGTCTTCCATCCAAGAAGCACACGCGTTGTTAAACAGTAAACTCGCACGTCCTTTCAGAATAATCTGTGAGGAACTTAATTGCGAATATCTGTTTGAGTATTTGACAGTTCTTACTAATAATATTAGTAATGACCTTGAAGACTCAGAAACACAACCGGATAAATTACCAACTACTAAACTTAGAGTATTGGCCAGCATACCTGACCGTGGTTTTAAAACCAGGTTGGTTGCAATCGTTGATTTCTGGTCACAGCTTATCTTAGAACCATTTAGGTCCTTTGTACAAGATGTGATAGAAAAGAAGTTCGGTAAAACGGACTTCCGGAAAGATCAAGATGAGGGCGTAGCCCAAATGGTGGCCTTCCAGAAACGATGTTTGGAAGGAGAAACCGTATCACGATATGGTAAAACCATAACGTTAGATGCAAAGCACCTAAAATGTTACGATATCTCATCTTGGACAGATAAATTCCACCGTGATCTTCAGAAGATCGTGGTGAGAAAATTATTCAGTCCGCGATTTGCAGAAGCATGGGCACAATTAGTTGTGCACTGCGACTGGTACTATCCTAAACTTGACTGTATTGTAAAATATGGTCAAGGACAAGGAATGGGTACAAATGGTAGTTTTGATATTGCAACTTTAACAGACCATCTATATATAAATTTTGTTATAGATAGAAAAACTGATCTTAAGGGAATATTCCCGAATAATCAGTGTTATGGTAAAGTTGGTGATGATCTCTGGATCTATGATCCAGAAGACCAAATACCTGTATATTATAAGAAGATTTCTCTTCCTATAAATACTAGCAAATCAAAAGAATTCGTTAACGGAAATTCCTATATGGAATTTTGCGCGCGAACTTTCTTTAATGATGATGATGTTAGTCGGATTAGTCCGAATCTAATTTCAAAATCTAAAGAATACCGTTTCATTCCAATTCTCTTAGGCTTATGTAGTAGTAGAGGTATCCAATTGGATGCCACGTTGTTCGAAAC